GGCGCAGTAGAGATGGTAGCATATGTAAACGATGAAGGTCGTGTCATCTACATTATGCACATCAACGGTGTACCTCAGAATGAGATTCCTGCAGGGTTCTACCCACGTACAGAAGAAGAGAATACGCAGACATCTAGCGGCACAAGCTCACAACCAGTAGCACAAGTAGTACGTGAAGTAGGCAGTGACTACAATGACAGACTAGATGACATGAAAGTACCTATGCCTGAAGGTGTAGATTATGCAAGTCTTACTACTGAAGAGATGTTTGACATGCTAGAAGAGCAGCAGTCTGCTAAAATGGATGTTCTTGTAGGTGGTGCAGCAGTAGTTAATCCTATCATGGGTCTATTCTTGAAGGCTGCTATGGTTCACCAAGCGCGTCAACTTGAGCGTGAAATTGAGCGTAGACTAGATGGTGAGCTTACTACACAAGAGCGTACACAACTAGAGGGACTACTTAAGCAGTCTAAAGAGGGTAAACCCGGTTTGATTAGACGTATCTACGGTGCGCTTAAAGATGAGTTCACAGGTGAAGAAGAAGAAGCTAAAGGACCAGAGGCATACACACCAGAGGTTGCAGCAGGTTCTGTAACTAAAGCTCTAAGCCCTGACATTATGGATCAGATGAACCAAGCAGCTAAAGATGCGGCTGATCCAACTAAAAACCGTTTCTCGCCAAACGAATATGCGGAAAAGGCTAAGGAAGCAAAAGCTGCTAGAGAGGCAGCAGCAGCGGCAGCAGCGGCGGCACAACCACCTGTTTCAGATGGTAGTTATGCTGACGACACAGGCTACTCAGCAGCAGGTACAGGTGATGTACTGTCTGCTATGAGAGATCGTGGTGCATCAGAGGCAGCCATTACAGCAGCAGAAGACGAAGCAGCAAAAATTAAGAGTAACCTAGAAAGTACTGCTAAAGGCGGTAAGATGGGATTTAAGAAAGGCGGCTTAGCGTCTAAGAAGAAAAAGAAGTAATCGGCCCGATCCGATAATCATATAACAATAAGGCTACCCAGTCCGTATTGACTGGCCCCAACATAAGGAGTAAAACATGTCGGAAGCCCAACTCATACAAACAAATTCAGCCCCACACACACGTAATGCTGCACGTATTGCCAAAGATGAGGCTGAACTTGAGGCGCTAAAAAAGCAAATGCGCGGTGAAGTAGATGAAGAAGAAACCAGTGATAGTGAACCCGATAGCGAAAGCGTTGAGGACACCCAAGTTCAGGATGAAAGTGTACCAGAACAAGAAGCAGAAGCTGATACACCAAAAGCCGAAGCACAAGAAGAAGATGCTGGACTAAGCGCAGAAGATAAAAACTTCAAGAAGCGTTACGGTGATCTACGCCGTCACATGCAAGAGAAAGAAAAAGAAACTCAAGCACAGCTAGATAAACTACAAAAGCAACTAGATGCAGCTACTAAGAATGAGCTTGTACTACCTAAGTCAGAAGATGAAGTAGAAGCTTGGGCTAAGAAGTACCCAGACGTAGCAGGTATTGTAGAAGCTATCGCTGACAAGAAAGCAAAAGAACGCGCTTCAGATTTAGATAGTCGCCTAGCAGAGATTGAAGAACTACGTGTTACAGCTAAGCGTGAAAAGGCTGAAGCTGAACTAGCACAGATGCATCCTGACTTTAATGATATACGTGAAGACGATGCATTTCATACATGGGCAGAGGGTCAACCTAAGTGGATTCAGAATGCCTTGTACGAGAATACGGATGACGCTAAGTCTGTAGCCCGTGTGATTGACCTTTACAAGACAGATAAGGGTATCACTACGAAGAAGACTTCAAGCTCTGACAAGGACGCTGCAAGCTCTGTGAAGAATAAACGCAGTGCAGCACCTAATGCAGATGACCGCTCTACGTGGTTAAAAGAATCTGAGGTGTTCAAAATGAGCATCAAAGAGTATGAGAAACGTGCAGATGAAATCAAAGATGCACAACGCTCAGGCAAGTTTATTTATGATATGTCAAAGTAAGTGTTGACATTAATGAAATCGTGAATAAAACTATAGCATATACACAAATCATAAGTGTGTATGCTTTAACAAGCACAAAGCCACACAAAAAGACTTACCCATACAGAATCGGCCCCTTCTAGGACTACCCGAAGACGTTGGCCTCTTTAGTGGATATAGTGTTAATACCTCAACGCCATATCTATAAGGAGAAATTATTATGGCTATTACTTCCGCATCAGGTGGATTTAATGGGAACTGGTCTCCCATCATCTACTCTAAACAGGCACAGATTGCCCTACGTAAATCTGCTGTCACAAACGCAATCACAAACAACTCTTACTTCGGTGAGATCGCCAACCAAGGTGACGTGGTTCGTATTCAAAAAGAACCAGATGTAACTGTTAACGCTCTACAGCGTCACACAGCTATCGCTGTTGAGAAGTTGAACGATGAAGACTTCTCTCTAACAATCGACAAAGCTAACTACTTCGCATTCAAAATGGATGACATCGAAGACCAGTTTGCAAACGTTGATTACGTTAGCCTAGCTGCTGATCGTGCAGCATATAAGATGGCTGACGCAATGGACGCAGACGTATTGTCTTACTTGTCTGGTCACACAACAGCAGGTGCATTGATCACTACAACATCTGGTGACGCACAGCACGACACAGCAGGTAACCTAACAGGTGAATTCCTAACAGCGAACCACCTAGACGCAACTGATTTCGGTCAGTTAGGTGCCGCAGACGGTCAGGCAACACCAGTTGCTTATGCAGCAGGTGACTCAATTCCACTAGCACCACGTCTACCAGGTGCAACAGCATTGTCAACCCTTACAGTATCACCATTGACTGTGATTGCACGTATGGCTCGTCAGATGGATGTTGCAAACGTAGACGCACGTGGGCGTTGGCTTGTAGTTGACCCGGTATTTGTCGAGATGCTAAAAGACGAAGATTCACGTATGTTGCAAGCTGAATGGGGTGGATCTGGCTTAATGAACGGCATGATCTCAAACAACATCCACGGCTTCCGTTTGTACGTGTCTAACAACCTACCAGCAAAAGGTACAGGTGCAGGTACTTCAGGTACAAACGCACAAGATACTAACTACGGTGTTATCGTTGCAGGTCAGGATGATGCAGTAGCATCAGCGGAGCAAATCAACAAAGTTGAGAACTACCGTGACCCTGATTCATTCGCAGACATCGTTCGCGGTATGCACCTTTACGGGCGCAAAATTCTACGCCCAGAAGCACTTGTAACAGCACATTACAACGCTGCTTAATAGCACTTACTTTGGGGCTGGTCAAGTACTGGCCCCTTTGTGCTTTCAACTTATTGAGGACATTTCCAAATGGCAATCACTACGGCAATGTGTAACAGCTTCAAAGAAGAACTACTTGGAGGTGTTCACGACTTAGATACGGATTCTCTTAAGATCGCATTGATCAAAGATACTCCGACAGGCACTTATGGTGCTGCTACGACAAACTACTCTGACGTGACAGGTAACTCTGACGAAGCGACAGGTACAAACTATACAGCAGGTGGTCAAGTTCTAGACTCTGCTACTATTACTCTTTCAGGCTCAACAGCATTCGTTGACTTTGCAGATGAGGTTTTCACTAACCTAACTATTTCTGCTGATGGTGCAATCATTTATAACGCATCACAAGGAAACGCAGCTATCGCAGTATTTGACTTCGGTGGTACAGTTACAGCTACATCTGGTGACTTCACTGTTGTGTTCCCGACTGCAGACGCTTCTAACGCTGTTATCCGCATCAGCTAATAAGGTATTCGCACAATGGCATTAGTTATTAAAGATCGTGTAAAAGAAGGTACTACTACCACAGGCACAGGCGCAGTAAGCCTAGCTGGTGCTGGTGCTACATTCGCTCCGTTTAACTCACACATGACAAACGGAGACACAACATACTATGCCATTGTGCATACCTCTTCTGGTACAGACGAATGGGAAGTTGGTGTAGGTACGTGGAACACAGGTAACACTCTATCGCGTACTACAGTAATCGACGGTTCTAGTGGTACTTCTGCTGTAAACTTCAGCAGCGGTACTAAAAACGTGTTCATGGTTACCCCTGCAGACAAGACTGTTCTGTTAGACGAGAGTGATAACTTACAAGCTATCAGCTTATCTAACTTTGACACAGATGACTTAGCAGAGGGTACTAACTTATACTTCACTACAGGACGTATTGACGCACACCTATCAGGCGGCACAGGCGTAACATACTCTTCTGGCGCAATCTCTATTGGTCAGGCTGTAGGTACATCTGATAACGTAACATTCAACAACATTACATCAACAGGTACAGTAACTCTAGCAGGTGATCCGACTTCGGCATTACAAGCTGCGACAAAAGAGTACGTGGATACGATTGCTGCTGCAGGTATTCACTACCATACTCCTGTACGTGTTGAATCACCTAGCGCACTAAACGCTACATATGACAACGGTTCTTCAGGTGTAGGTGCTACTCTTACTAACGCAGGTACACAGGCAGCTATCACTATTGACGGTGTGGCACTAAGTTTAAATGACCGTGTATTGGTGTATAACCAAACTAACGCAGCACACAACGGTGTATATACAGTTACTACTGTAGGTGATGGTTCCACTAACTGGGTACTTACACGTGCCACAGACGCAGACAGCTATGGTGCCTCAGACCCTAATGCTATGGGTGAAGGTGATGCATACTTCGTCAAAGAAGGTGACACAGGGGCTGGTGAACTATATGTGATGAACACTAGCGGTACTATCACGTTTGGTACTACTAACATCACATTCACAGTTATTGCTGAGACAGCCGTATACAGCGCAGGAGATAGCCTAACACTTACAGGTACTACCTTCGACACAGTACAGGATATCCGCACTACAGCAAGTCCTACATTCGCTGGTGTGACTGCTCCGCTTACAGGTAATGTAACTGGTAATGTAACTGGTAACGTCACAGGCAACGTGACAGGTGACTTAACTGGTGATGTAACAGGTAATGCTGACACAGCTTCAGCACTAGCTACAGCACGTACTATTCAGCTATCAGGTGACGTAACAGGCTCTGTATCGTTTGACGGTTCAGGCAACGTTAACATGACTACTGCTGTTGGTGATGACTCACACGCACACGTAATCTCTAACGTAGACGGACTACAGGCGGCACTAGATGCTAAAGCAGATGATTCTACTACTATTA